CTCTTACGCATTACACCAGTACCACCCCGATTGGAGAGCTGCTGAAGATTACCACGATGCCCGCAAAACAAAGATCGCTGCTGACTCTAGTGGCAAGCCTGGCAATACAGAGATACATGTTCATATGGACCAAATACCTAACTCAGGCATAGTTCCTGATAAGAAGAAGGATGATAATGAGTAAAAGATACACAGTAATGCAACTTAAAGACATTATAAGAGAGATGCTTAATCTTGGATACACCAACTTAGATTCTTTAAGTAAAGAACTTTTAAAGCTTAAGATAACTGAAGAAGAAGCAAAATCTAATGATGAAACTAACGCTAGATTAAATCAAGCCAAGACGATAGTTTCTATCATGGCGATTATTAACGATATAACACATCCGGGCCATGTTATATCTCTTCAATTATTCCCTAAAGAGAACCATAACTTTATAGCTACAGTTATGAAGCAGTATGAGACAAATAAAGAAAGAGGATTAACGTCCAAGAACTGTGCATGTTGCAGAGAAACAAAATGATACAGTTTCTTATCGCGTTAACTTTAATCTTGTCTCTAAGTCCATTTTTGACGCAGAAAATATACACTAAGACAACCAGTGAGACGGTCATTAATGGAGAGCTTATTGCGTGCTGCAAGTGTGGATGTAAGGAGATAAGACATGTTCATCTTGTTGGTAAGATAATGGTAGCTTTTTGTGCTAAGTGTTTTAAGTCACAGGAAAAGTAATGGATATAAAAGTAGAGACGCAGATAAAGCTGGATAAGTTTAAGCCGAGGCCGTTTCAAATACCCATTCTCGACGCCATAGAGAACAAAAATTACAAGCGGGTTATCGCAATTTGGCCAAGGCGTGCTGGTAAGGATATTACTGCATGGAATCTTTGTATAAGGCAATGCTTGAAGAAAGTTTGTGTTATTTACTATATCTTTCCAACTTACTCTCAAGCAAAGAAGGTTATATGGGATTCTGTAACTAATGATGGCAAACGTATTTTGGATTATATTCCTGAAGAACTCATTCAATCTAAAAACGGTCAGGAAATGAAGATACGCTTCATTAATGGATCATTACTTCAGTTGGTAGGAAGCGACAATTACGACGCTTTGATGGGCACAAACCCCCAAGGATGCGTATTTTCAGAATATGCTTTGCAGGATCCTCGCGCTTATGGGTATATTCGTCCTATATTAATGGCTAATGATGGATGGGCGCTCTTCATATCAACCCCCAGGGGAAAAAACTCGCTCTGGGAGCTATATAACATAGCATTGAACTCTGATCAATGGTTTGCGCACAAGCTTACAGTGTTAGATACTGGACACATTTCTATGCATGATATTGAGCGTGAGCGTGCTGAAGGTTTAATGTCAGAAGATTTAATCCAACAAGAATACTTTACGAGTTTTGAGTTAGGTGTTGAGGGTGCATACTATTCTAAATATATAGATAATATGAAGCTTCGTGGGCAAATTGGACAAGTTCCATGGGAAGTAGGATTTAAGGTCCATACAGCGTGGGATCTTGGAGTGAGAGATTCTACAGTAATCATATTCTTTCAAACAATTGGTCAAACTGTGCGCGTTATAGATTATTATGAGAATAGTAAGCAAGGGCTTGAATTCTACATTAAGATCCTTGAGGGAAAAAGCTACAGTTACGGGAAACACTTCGCACCACACGATATAAAAGTTCGTGAGTTCACTTCTGGGATGTCTCGTATTGAAAAAGCTAAGCAGCTTGGAGTTAATTTCACGGTTGCGCCTGATCTTTCTATTATGGATGGCATAGAGGCTGTACGTTCTGCTTTTAGTAAAATATGGATTGATGAAGTTAAGTGCAAGGATTTAATTAGAGCTTTAGAGGGGTATCGTCAAGAATTTGATATAAAGAGAAAAGTATATAAAAATTGTCCTCTTCATGACCATAACTCGCATGCGTGCTTTTCTGGTGATACAAGAGTATTGACTCGTAGCGGAATGCGTCCTATAATGAATATTAGAAAAAATACTCAAGTTCTAACATTATCGGGATGGAAAAAATGTCTGAAAGCAAAGAAAACAAAGAAAAATGCGAGCATTGTGGAAGTTATGTTCCAAGACGGTACGATAGTGAAATGTACTCCGGATCATTTATTTCTAACGGAGAACGGATGGAAATCCGCAAAATACCTGCAGCCGAATACAGAGATCCGATCGTCCTTGACGAGCTTACTCAATATTTTGACGGGCGCTTATACAGAATATGGCCAAATGAAAGATATCATACTCGAGGCGGCCTTAAATTGCACAGAGATGCCTGGAGACTCGCTTTTGGTGAAATACCTCCAAACTGTCATGTCCATCACAGAGATAACAAGGCAAATAATAACAATTTGTGGAATCTCGAATGCCTCTCTAAAGAAGATCATCTTGGCCAACCTCGCCCTAATAATAAAGGACCTTCGAAGATTACTCTCGATAAAGCAGCCGAATGGCATCGTTCGGAGGCTGGAAGACTTTGGCATAGTAGGCACGCTAGAACAAGTGCTTCTTGGACTAAATGGTACAGAGAGCCTAGGTTATGTTTGTACTGCAAAAAAGAATTTAACTGTCTTGTTAGAAAAAATGGAAACGAACAAAAGTTTTGTCATCCCAACTGTAAAGCCTCCAGTTATAGAAAAAGTAAACTTGCTAGACGAGAAGATTGATGTTTGGGATATAACTGTACCGGGTGAAGGTAATTTTTCATTAGAAAATTGTGCTGTTGTTCATAATAGCGACGGATTCAGGTATTTATGCCTGTCTTTACCAAAGACGAGAGACGGAGCATCTCCGGAAGATTTAGATAAGAGATACAACGAAGTTTATTACGGGATGAGTAAGCCGGGTGGCTTTTTTAGTGATGGACCTACAAATTATTAAGGAAGCGAATGGCTGAAGAAGAAATACAAGAAGAAATTGTGCTTAATACAATAAAAGAATGGTTGCTGCACCCTATAAAAATAGTGCATATTGAAGAAATTGAAGAAAAAGATGCAAAACTAAGGCAGTATTTTAAGAATAAGCATGATATAGAAAATATCTTTTATCGAGATTTTGATGAATTGGTCAATTGCATAAATAAGCGCTACGAAGGTTATTATCATGTTAGGGTTAATAATATTGATATTTCAGTTGAAGAAGGCGCCAAGCCTATAGAGGAAGATGAATGATTCTTAATACTCAACAAGAGCTTGAATTAGAAAAATTAATAGATGACTGGAATAAAGAGCATGGAGGCAAATGGGGATACAAGATAATTGATGACAAATTGCGGAAAGATTATTTAAAAAGATCAAAGCTTATCCCATTTGAGAATGCTTTTAAAAGAGCGATTAGAGAGACGGGATGTATTCGTTGTGATGGAAGTTTTAAAGCTGAAGATTGGATGAGTGACAAAGACAAGGAAAACGAATGAATAAAGAAGATTTTGAGAACTTTCAAGCTAGTTTTGATCATATTGATGACATATTGAAAGTATTAGTTGATGAACTTGACCAGCAACTTTTAGATGATCATATGATATATTCAGTTCAATTTGGTGACGATGCAATAGATAATATCGATACTAAGGAAAAGAGAGAGCAGTTTCTTCTTATGATAATAAAAGAAGCTCTTCTAACTTCTATGGATAATGCTTTGTTTGGGGAAGAAGTAGATCCTTGGTCACGTATTAAGGGTTTTATGGCTTTAAGGCAATCCAAAGAAGAGGTTCAGTCGCCTATAAGTGCAGAGGTATATGAAGAGATAAAAGTAGTTGCTAAAAAAGAAGTTCCATTGGATCTAGATTCTACTTATATTAATAATCAAAGACCTGAGTGGACACAAGAGCAGCAAGAGGCTTTAATTATTAAAAAGGAGAAAGATGAATCTGCTTAAATGGCTTCAATCTAAGACAAAATCTAAAACAATACACTCAGATTTTATTACAACATCTACTCAAGAAGATCCTAGAGTGCAGGAGTCTATTAAGAAGACTCGCAAGGCATTTGAAGCGCAACAAGAACAGATGTCAACTAGGGCTCTTAAGCCACATGCAGCTGACTGTCCTGATCCATTAACTTGTACTAAGTCTCCCTGTTTTGTATGGGAGCCTGATAAGATAGTTGGTAAGCATGTTGTGCCTATAAAGACAAAAGAGAAAAGAGCGTTTGATCAAAGAGCTTACGAGATTAACGGTAGAAGAGATGAAGATGATCGCAAATTATTTGAAGATTTTAATAAGCTGAACAATAAACTTGATATATAATATTGTCCTTTCTAAAATTATATAAAAAGCGTTATTGCTTTTAGTAATTTTAGAAAGGGATTTATAATGTTGTTTCCCAAACTTCAACCGCAATATTATGATGAGAAAGATAGGGATATATTACAGAGAATGGAGTCTTTCTATTCTGAGGCTATAACTATTAACCAAAGTTTTTGGGCTGAGGCAGACACCGATACAAGATTTGAAGCTGGAGACCAAACATTATGGACAGATATTTATGGCAATCTTCCTGCAAATCGTCGCAGAAACTTTAATTTTAACAGGATAAAGCGTGTAGTTAATATGATCTCTGGTCATCAGAGGCGAAATCGTAAGTCTACTATAGTTACTCCTGTTGAGAATGGAGATACTGAGACTGCAGATCAGTTTACAAAAGTATTGATGTGGGTTAATCAGCAAGAGAGTGTTCTTGAAACTATATCTGATTCATTTCAAGGCGCTTTAGTTACAGGAATGAATCTTTTGCAAGTTTGGGTGGATTTCCGCAATGATCCAGTTAGTGGAAACATTAGAGTTGATAATTGTTCGTATAATAGCTTCCTTATTGATCCTTATTTCCGCAAGGCAGATTTATCTGATTGCAACGCATTGTGGAAACGATCATTCCTCACTAAAAGCGAGTGCATATCTCTTATGCCTGGAGAAAAAGAGCAGATCCTTGGGCTTATCGGGACGGATTCAGGAACCGGCAGAGATGGGAAATTTCAATTCATGCCCGAGAGTTATAATTACGGCTATAAAAACTTACTCACATATGATGAATTCTATTATAGGGACTATAGAACGCAAAAGTTACTCGTTGATACGGAGACTGGTGAGACTCAGGAATGGACTAAAGACGATCCAGAAAGACTTAAAGAGTTCTTAAGGGCTTATCCAACAATTACACTCATTGAGAGTGAGATTCCAACAGTTAAATTAGCGGTGGTTATACAAGGAAAGGTGATGTACGATGGACCAAATCCTCTTGGTATCGATTGCTATCCTTTTGTGCCTGTTTTGGGGTATTATAACCCTCAAATGCCTTACTTTCCTTATAGAATACAGGGGGTGGTGAGAGGACTTAGGGATGCTCAATATTTATATAATAGAAGAAGAATAATAGAATTAGATATACTTGAAAGTCAGATCAATTCTGGTTGGATATATAAAGAAAATGCGCTTGTTAATCCAAAAGATGTGTTCTTATCTGGACAAGGTAGAGGGTTAGCTCTTAAAGAAGAAGCGCAAATGACAGATGTTCAACAGATAGTTGCTCCACAAATACCACCTTCGATGATACAATTGTCAGAATTGCTCGCTAAAGAAGTGATGGAAGTATCTGGAGTTAATGAAGAGTTGTTAGGGGCTTCAAACCAGGATGTAGCTGGAGTTCTTTCAGCTCTGAGACAGGGTGCCGGGCTTACTACTTTACAAGTATTGTTTGATCAGCTTGACAGATCGCAGAAGGGTCTTGGTAAGATCATGGTAGATATTATCCAAGCTAACTTTACTCCTGGAAAGATTAAAAGAATTATAGAAGACGAACCTACTGAACAGTTCTACAATAAGTCATTTGGAAGATATGATGCCGCTGTTGAAGAGGGATTGAATACGACTACGCAAAGACAAATGCAGTTTGCTCAATTATTGCAGCTTAGAGAGGCTGGGGTTCCAATATCTACGCAAGATTTACTTGATGCTTCAACAATGCAGGGTAAGAAGAAGATTATTGAGAACGCTCAAGCTCAAGAGCAAGCGCAGCAACAAGTAGAGCAAATGAAGGCTCAATATGAGATGCAACAAGCTCAAGCGCAAACTGAATTATTACAGGCTAGAGCAAAAGCAGATACAGGTCTTGGCTTAGAACGTATATCTAGGATACAAGAGAATCAAGCCTTGGCTACTGAACGAGAATCGGCAGCACACAAAGACGAAGAAGCCGCACTGCTCAACTTGGTCAAGGCTATTAAAGAAATGGAAGGCTTGGATTTAATGCATCTTGAGAAGTTAGTAGCTTTATCTCAGATTGTTAAAGCAGATAGCCAGCAGAAAAAAGGTGAAGATACTATGCAGCAAGCTGCAATACAGCAAGGTGCAAAGATGGAAATGCCTGGAGAACAAACTAATATAGCTCAGAATTTATCTGGGTTGGGTAGTTAGAGGAATATTATTAACCTTGCAGCACTTATGTGGTCTGCAGTTTCTACGAAAGGCCTACAATGGCAAAGAGATTTTACGAAGAAGAGCAAGCAAGACAATCAAGAGATGGTGGAATGCTTAATGCAGATATGTCAGCAGTAGCTAACATGCCTCAAACAGTTAAGTATCACGATTGGCCAACATCTGAGAAGTATCTTGGATCAGCTTCTCCTGAACTTAATGATAAAATATCTGGTATTAATGCTCAAATGTCTGAAGATGTTTCTAAAGCTAAGAAGCACCGTTCAAAAAGCAAGTATTAATCCATGCCTGCTATGGTTAGATTGCCAGGCAAAGGTAAGAAGATTGCTTGGGGTATATTGGGCGTACCAGCGAATATACAGGACAAGAAAAATTCTTCTAAGAAAAAACTAGATAAGGAATTAGAATATAAAGAACTAATTCGTTCAAAATAGTTGTAAGGGGGCCCTAAAAAGCCCCTTTAATTACGTAAAGGCGACAATGAAATTAAAAAATAAGGTTGGTATAATGTTGATGGAGGATTTCTTCCGTGAAACAGTAGAACCAAGAAGAAGGCAAGAGCAAAGAGATAGCGATATGGTTAAATATAATTATTCAGCTGTATCTAATCTTTCTCAGGAGCCTATTTATAGAACATTTAGACCTGGTTTTAAAGTTGAACGTTTAAGAAATGATGGTAACGAGGAATAATATGGCAAAGAAGATAAAAAAAGTTATCAAGCATCTTAAAGAAGATATCAAAACTTTTAATAAGGAAGCTGCTGAAGATAAAGAGCTTATAAAAGATCTTAAAATAAAGAAAAACAAGAATAAAGATGCAGAAGCTGTTAATAAAATGATTGAAGCAAAAAAGAAAAAGAAAAAAAAGAAATAGCTTTTTAACAGATACGATAAGGCGTTACAACTATCCCCAAAAGATGCTCCTCAAGTTGTAACGCCTTTTTTATTGCCTGTTTTGTAAATCTGGAGCATATTAATAAATATTAGATACAATTCAGACGCAATGAGAATAGTTCAATTGGTAGAACGTTGCTATTTAGAGCGGCGGATTTGGGTTCGAGTCCCAATTCTCATTGGTCTTTTAAAGGGAAGATGAATGAAAAAGAAGACTGTAGGGGCAATTGCGTCCGAATTATTGCAAAAGGCTCCAGAATCAAGAGATCCAGTAGAGATACAGAGAGAAGTTCACAAAGAATATATAGATAATCTTAAAATAGCGGTTGATCGTGGTTTAAAAACTATGAAGCATGATTTTTATGTAACTGTTATAGTAAAAAAAGAGAAGTTATTAGAGAATGTTTTGCGTAATTATTTTGCTGAACGCTCTTCATGTCCAACTCCAGACTACGATCAAACAGTGTTTAAATATCATTATGAATCTGGAAACTTAGAATATATTTGGACTATTCCAGATAAAGAAACTTGCTTGGTTTTTCTACGTAATGCTCATCTTGTAGTCCCAGAAGAGCAGTTGCTTTTAGAGTTTGTATTGGCTTATGCTAATGGAGAATTGATGAAGCTTTGTAGAAAACTTAACGGTGAAAATATAGAAACAGGAATTATATTGGAAGGAAAATAATGGCAGTAGGTAAACCTTTAAGAAAAGATTTTTATTCAGACAGTGAAAGTGGGCAAAGAGATATAGATATGCCCCAATTAAATCAAGAACCTCCAATAAAAGCAGCGGCGCCTAATCCTTGGGATTTACAACCATCCAGTGGAAACGGCGCCACTGCTCCTGTTCCAGATAGCATTCCTCGGGATGTGCTTGAAGAAATGAACTGTACACAAGATGTATGCAGTTCAAACGAATACAATACGTCTACTGTCGAGGACAATTTGTCGGCAGTCCGTGACGATTTGTCACAAACTGAAGAAGATGATGAGATTGAAGAGGTGGTTCCTCAAGTTAAAAAGGGTCAAGAATCTCCTGCTGCAAAAAGAATAAGAGAATTGCGTGAAGCTCAAAAGAAGGCTGAGCGAGAAAGAGATGAGCTATTGCGCATGATGCAAATGCAACAGATGCAGCAACAAATGCCAAAACAGCAAGCTCCAATAGAACCAGAAGATGAAGATATTAATATAGAAGATGATGCTCTTATAGAGGGCAAGCAGTTTAGACAAATGTATAAAGAAATGAAGCAGATGAAGAAGCAGCTTCATAGTTATCAAGCGCAGTCTGCAGAGTCTATAACTGAAGCAAAAATAAAAGCCTCATATCCTGACTTTGATAAAGTTGTTTCTCAAGAAAATATAGCAATGCTTAGAGATCAATATCCTGAGATCGCAAATACTTTAAGTGCGTCTACAGATCTTTACAGTAAGGCTGTTTCTGCATATACGATGATCAAGC